TTGGATCTAATGCCTTGGCTAATGGTGCAACTAATGCTCCAGCCAATACTGCTAACTCTGGTCGAATATCAGCAACAATTGCTAATGCGACTGTAATGCCGGAGGCAGCCACAGCTCTTAGGTATGACTTGATAGCAGCCTTATGTTTGTTTGATAGTTTCATGCCTTGCCTCCTAGTAGTGGTATGTCAAAGAAATCTAAATTGTTGTCTTGATCTTTTTTGAAGCTGATATGAATATGGTGGTTATGTTGGTTGATGCCTTTGTATTTACGCCAACGCCAACCTAAGATTGGTGAAGCAATTTTGCCTTCAAAAATTACATAACTGATGCGCCCATTATGTTTCCCGAATAATCTAATTTGATCTGCCAAATATGCTGGAATCCGCTTGTCGTCAGATAGCCGAGCAGTAATGTCCAATGCTCTAACGCAGGCTGATTTAGGGTCGGGGTTGTGATCGGATTTTGCTGATCGCATTCTATGCTCCAGAGAAGCAAGCCATCCATCACTTTTGCGATCCCTGTCGGGGAAGCAATCATCCACTTGCTCTCTAAATTGAACAGCAGATTTTGATAACCAAGGTTTCATTAGCCAAGTAGCAATTTTGCTTCATCGGCAGTTAAGCCAAGGCGATTTAAAACTGCTTGGCGTGCTTCGGCTTTTGCATTTGCTTCAGCCTTTTCTGCTGCAATTTGTTTTTCAATTGCTTCTCTGGTTTTTTTCTCAGCAACAGTTTCTTCACGCTCTACAATAGTTTCCTCGCCTGTTTGAATATCAAATATTTTTTCAGTAATTTTCATATTTACACCGCACTTCCATAAACATAAAGAGTTCCTGAATCAAAATTTCCTGAAGCAGAAATTAAAGAAATTGATGAAATTGTATTTGTATCTTCAATAGTTCCACCACCATAACGACCTCGGTTAGTATATGGTGAATTTACGCTACCTTGAGCATTTAAAAAAAACATTTTAGTGCCACTAGAATCGCAACCTTGAATCAACATTGTTCCGCTTACTGTTCCATCAGCAGCATCAGGCATTGTTCCAATAGCTTGAGAATTTTGTGCTACTCCATTACTTGCTCCCAAAATACTTGTATCAACAGGGCTAGCTGTAAATGACACAGCACCATGAAAAGTATAAATTGAATTAGAATTAGAATTAACTCTCAAATTTATTGTTGAACCAGCAGTTGCAGATGAAGCAGCTTTAATTAAAATAAATAAACTACTCATACCAGATATGCTACTGACTGTAATTGTCGAAGCTCCAGTTAGTGCTGTTCCTCCAGCATTTAATAAACTAAAACTTGGTGCTGAACTTGATGGTGATGCCCATTTCAATCCCGTTGCTGTTGAACTGTCAGCAGTCAAAACTTGATTATTCGTTCCAACTGCTAATCTTGCAACTGTGTCTGCTGCGGTTGCAGCAATTAAATCGCCTTTAGCATCAACAATGGTTTTAGCAATTGCTGCACTTGCATTGTTAAATACTGTGGTATCAATTGCAGTTCCAAGTGATCGAATTGCTGCTGCACCATCTTTGACCAATGCGGTGTCATCTGGTGTTGTCCAGCTGTAATTTGTAGTGGTTGCCATTTTTCTCCTATTATCAGGCTACGATTGTAGCGTATTCCCATGTTAAAGTCGTGCTTAAAGTATTCCAACGCTCACCTATTGGAACTGTGTTCCAGCGCATTGCCACCTGACTAAACGCCACAGGCGAAAGATTGATTGTCAGGAATAATTCATTAAAGCGAGTGCTCCAAGACCAACCTTCAACATAGCCCTCAAATTCACCAGCTGAAATCTGAGCAGGTAGGTTTTGAATGTTTAAAGGCTGACCCATGAATACAGTCAAAAGGTTATCTCTGTCGCTATCATCCATTTCAGGATTGGTTATTGGGAAGGTTATAGATTGAAATGCTGGTAATGGAAAGGCTCGTTGGGCAATGTATCGATCTGCAACTTCCTGAGCATCTGCAGCTGAATGAATAACTGAGTTGATACTTTCGGCTTTGTAGCCATATAAAGCAATTGATGATGCACTTGAGGCGGTTTTCTGTGATCCAAAGTTATTGCCGTAGTTGATAAATATGTCATTGCGAATATCGGCTGATCTAGTAATTGTCGATAATCCTTGACCTAAAGCATGGTTAGCATCTAGATCAACATAACCATTAGCTGCTAAGTAAGTCTGTCTGTGGTCGGCATCAGCGTAGCCAATATCTCCATTCGATGCTTCATACATATAACCAAATGCGCTGTCAGCAATAAAACTCGCAATGTTGTAAATTGTATCGGGTTCAGCAGCTCTATTTTCCATTGTGTAAAGACCAGGTTGATCAATCTCGCCCAATCCTTGATTTTCGGCATTTGCCCAAATAGTCGTTGCATCATAAGTTGCCCAAGTTGTAGCTGCTGGAACATCATTCCAAGATCCAAGCAAAACACTTGAAAGCAAATCATAAATCTGGTTGCCATCCTCATCCTGTGAAATTGTGCCGTTGTAAATTTCTTTGGCAAGTTTGACTAAAGATCCCATTGCTAAAATGGTGTAATTAACCACAGTCGCTACTGATCCAGTTGCACCAACCTCAACAGTAATGTCAGTTATATCTCCACCAAACAAATTAACATAAGATCCAGAACTGTTCTTGACCTGCAAACTCAAACTATCATTGATAGCAAAAGGTAAGGTTTGACCAGATAAAGCAACTAAAGCGATTTGTAAATAAGATGGGTTAGGCTGAGAGTAAATATCGCTTCGACCTGATTGATGAGTTATGTCTGCAATTGCAATGTCTGTGTAATCAGTTCCTGCAACAGTCAGTTTCCAGTCTGGTGTCCAAACTGTCATTATCGAGCCCTAGTGATCCCGCTATTGTAAAGCTGTGGAACTGATCTTGATGCACTCTCATTTAAGACCTTTGCAACAGCTCTAGCAGCACCTTCGGAATCAACTGATTGAACTGTAATGTTATTGACTGTTGTGCTTCGAGATTCTCTAGTGTTTGGAGAAATTGAAGGCAATGATGATAATTGAGCAGATGGAGCTGGATTAGGAATTGATCCGATATTTACACCCGGAACAATGTTGGCAACTCTAATCAATTCATTGGCAAGTGATACAACCAAGCCGATTGCTTCTCGAACAAATGTAATAAATCCTGAGATAATTCCAGCAACTACTGAAATGCCTTTTCCAAAACTCTCAGCACTTCTTTGAGTTTCATTTAATGATGCGCTTAATCCTTTATCACCTGTTAATCCTGCAATGAAAGCATTGAGAGTAGGGATTCCAGTATCATTTAAAAATCCGATAAATCGCTCAACCTGTGGCAATAAAGCAACGCCTAATGCTTCCTTGGCTTCATCAAATCCTACTTTTAGTCGATCAATCTTGCCTTGGAATGTTTCAGCATTATCGGCTGCTGCTCCACCATAAAGATCAGAAAGTTTTTGTTGAACTTCGGTAAATGAAAGAGTTGATAATTCAGCCTTTGATAATCCAAGACCCAATCTGCCTAGAGCTGTGGTGTTGCCATCTTGAGCCCTACCTAATGCGTTTGCAACTGTTTCAAGTTCTAATCCTCGACCTTTTGAAATATCTAAAGCAAGGTTTAATAAATTTTGGGCTTCAACTGTATCTTTAGTTGAAACAGCAAGTCTTTGAAAGGCTGGTCGCAATTGATCATCAGCAACGCCTGTGGCTAAGGAAGTCTGAAGGATCATGTCCTCAGTTGCCTTTATTTGGGCATCAGTTGCCCCTGTAGCCTCTCTTAGGGCATTGGCTAACCTTAACTGTGCTTGCTCATCCTCTATGGCAGCCTTGACCCCATCAATGGCTAATTTAGTGCCATAGGCAGCAGCAGCAGCGGCAGCAACCGCAAATGCAGCAGCAGCTCTTTTACCAAATGCGCTGACCTTATCTCCAAATGTCTGGATTTCATCATCGGCTTTTTTTAGACCTTTTTGCAGATTGTCAATATCGGCAGCAAGTGAAAGCGTTAAAGTCCTACTGGCCATCTGACCAATCCTTTCTAATCTCCAAAATTATTTCCTCAAACTCTTTAATAATTGTTGGTTGTAAATGTCTGATGGTCGGATAAATAAACCATCCTCTTGATCCAGAACCTTTAGGCATCGGTCCTGACCATCTTGGAAATTGTGCATAGTTTTTAGATCCAAATTCAATAGCTGCACCAATACCTTTACGATTGCCTTTGGCATCATTTCTAGTATTGAATTGCGTAGTTGCTCCACCAGAAAACTTTTGACCAGCAAAACCAAATTGAATTTCACCTAACAAAGATGATGCTTTTACTTTTCCGCCTTGAGCAATTCGATCAGCTTGTTTGCCTCTTGATGAAGCAATGCGTCTGATTTCATCTAATTCTTTTTGTGCAAGTTCTTGAACTCTGCGTTTTGTTTCTTTAACAGCGGTTTCATCCATTTGTCTTAAAACTCGAGCAATTTTATTAAGTTCTCGCTTATCATAGGCAATCGATGGTTGAGTGCTAACTGCCATGTCTTGCCTCCAATACTTCGATCGCTGTTAAAATATCCTCTGCATCAACCCATTCTTTCATCGGTATTTTGGTGGCAATTGCCAACTCAACCAATAATCGATTTAGGCTTCCTGCTGGGTGGCTTTTGGGTTTGCATCACCGACAATTACATCGCTGACTGTTTCCATCCAAGCCTCAAATGGTTTTA